TTCCGATCTATCTTCCTTCTGCCTTTCTTTGGTATGGTTGAATTAAATCAAAAAATGCATTGCGAACCTCATCATTCCCTTTTGATAGATTCACAACCTTTTCAATGTATTCTGCTACTGAGTCCCATTGCTCATCTGATAGAGGCCAGTGCCGGTCTACATACTGTTTAAGTTCATCACACTTTGATTGAGTCCATGCCTTCTGTTTATCATCCATTTTCCGCTCCATTTCCAAAATGTTACTAAGGTTGAAAATTTAAAGTAACATCAAAAAACCTAGTAAAATCAATGGTTTAAGACACTTTTCTATCGTAAATGTTACTTCTGTTGCATAAATTCCCTATAATTACTTTTTTTATTTTTCTTTTTTTTCACTTATATACTATTTTCTAGTAACTTTAGTAACATTTTTAAAGAAAGCTAGTAAAATCAAGGGCTGAAGGGTGTTACTATCTTGTTATTATCCTGTTACTACGTGTTTACCAACTTTAGCACGCTAAAGTATTTTGGGCTAAAATGGTACTTCTTCCCCATCTTTTACACCTAAAAATTCGTCTTTTTCGTAGCAAATTTGCACTCCATATACTCCACAGCGAGCCCTTCCACCATTCACACTGACTCTATGCCATCCAGTAATAGAATTTGACATTATGGAATGAATGTCGTTTGATTCCATCCTATTGGGCTTTCTGTCCTCGTTTCCAAGTGCAAGTTGATAAATCATCGCAACACAAACCCTGTCTTGATTACAATTATTTAGCCATTCTTGAATGATTCCAACGCGAACGTCCTCTTCCATATACATGCTCTGTTGTTCTTCTATGTAGTCCTGTAAGTGCTTTGGGAGCGTCAAATTTGGTTTTTCATTTGCTTGTTTGAATATTTCCATAGCTTCGCCCCAAGCCTGTCTAAAATCGGAAATTACAGCGTCAGTATTCTCAAACATTGACTTCTTCACATGCTCTTTTCTTGTGATGATTGGGAGATATCGCCTATTTCCTGTCCTATCGGTAAGAAAATGGTCGTTATTGGTGGTTCCAGCAAATACGCATACTCTTGGCCGCTGCTCTGTCCTGCGTCCATATGGCGGTCGATATGTATCAACTGTTGATGTCAAAAAAGCCTTGATAGATTCAACCTCTTTTGCCTTCTTGGTTGCCAATAGCTCAGCTAACTCCACCATCCACATTCCCCTTAACTTTTCCGGGGCCTTGTCACCTTCGACTGTATTGAAATTGTCGTTGTACCAATTGTTGTTCATAGCAAGAAGGCGTAAAAATGTACTCTTTCCGATTCCTTGTTTTCCCACCAGAACCGGCATATAATCGAACTTACATCCGGGATAATAAGCGCGGCTGATTGCCCCAAGCATAAACACCTTCATACATTCTATTGAATACTCATTTTTCTCAACCCCAAGGTAATCAGGGAGCAAGTTTTCTATATGATTGCTCTGCTTGTCCCATTCTTTATGGCATTGCTCCAACATATCTACTACTGGGTTATATCTGTTCCTATTCGTTACAATGTTCAATGCCTCCATTATCTTGTCCATCGAACGCAATCCGTATTTTGATTCGATATAACTTTTTAGATTACTGTCATCGGCATTGGTCCATTCTCGGAGCTTATTTACGTGTTCCCAGGGCAAATCACCGAATACATATGGAGAATACGAAAGAACGTTGTATTTGATGTTTCCGTAGAGTTTTTCATCATACTCAATGGCCTCACACATATTTTCTATTGTTTGCTTGATTTTCCCTTCGTCGTTCCTTTTAAATATTGGCTCGCGCCACCCCTGCGATGCTTTTCCTTCCGAATCAAAATGAATTGGCATCCCCTTCTTATATTTCAGAGCGGATTTAACAATCTGTTCTATTTCCTTATCTGTAATTGGCGGAATGCATTTTGCTTCATTCTCGCTCTTTGTTGCAGAGTATATTGCCTGGTCCGAAACACCTTTTGCCTGCATCATGCACGCAAACTTAAAAAGCATTGTGTTTCTTTCTCCGGACTTTACTTTTTCCGGCATTGTAAATTTCGCTTCACTTGGATTAATCCCTGTTTGAAGGAAAAATTCGATTGTATCATTCATATCCGCAAGAGGCTCTTCGTCCGGAGCTATTTCCCACTCATATCGGAACCCATTTGAATGTATGGATGGCGGAGCAACTACATACCCGCCCTCGCCCCTTATGTCAACGCCATCAATGATTCCTGCCCTATTGCGAATTTCACAATTTGACGGAGACTTGAAATACAAATGGCATCCACCACGCCCCGTTTTTACTCTCCAAGTATCTGGAAAACTTCCATTGTCACGTTCCCAGTCCTGCAGCGTGTGATAACCATCAATTCCTTTGTCCTCGTCAATATCTAAGTCAATAACAAATATCCCGCCGCTCTTTCTTCCGGTTGCAATTCCAATATTTGCATTCGGAAATTGCTGCCACCACGCTTTTACCTGTGCAGCATCCGTAGTTGCATCCTTGCACCCATTTTTTGTAATTGGGGCCTTTCCTCTTTCTTTGAGTGGAAATACTGCAATACCCCTTTTTATATATTCAACTGCGGCGGAATACATAGATGGGTACTCCATGTTATTCCCCTCCTGTAAGTAATTTCAAAATGATTTCCGCTGATTCCTCTGGCTTACAAAACAGAAATTCGCATCCATACCTTTCCGACATTGTTTTCATTGCCTTTTCCAATCTATCGCCTTGGATGCAATTTGGATAATCGACACACCTTGGATTAATCCAATTATGCACCTCATCAATTGAAGTGATTCCATAGGTATTTTCTGTTAAAAAATAGAGCTTACATCCTGCGTCTCTTGCGCTAATGCATTCTCTTTTAAATCTTTCATGCTCTGCTCTTTTACCGCCGATATTTCCTGCGATTTCATCCATATTCCTTTTGGTGTCCACCGCCACTTTGGGCGGCAGACAATAGTCTCCGAAAGGTAGTTTGTTGCGAATCACAGAAATTCCATTGTTTTCGAAATAGTCGGCTTTTATGTTGTGTTTTCCACTTTGTTGCCTAGTATCTTCTAAGATTAGCAATTCATATCACTCCTTAATTGAACGGAACTTCTTCTTTTGATTCATCTACATCCATAAATGAAGTGTCGGCTGTCGTTGATGCCGTTGGTGAACCATCAGAAAGTTTTTTAAGCGCAGGAACTTTGAAATTCCCACTTCTTATATCATCCACAGACTTTTCTGCATACACATACAGTCTTGTTTTTAGACTTCCGTCATTACCGGTATATTCTTCTTCTGCGAGAACCAATCCGACAAGTTTCCCAACGAGTGTTTTTTCATCTGAATTAGTGTTTCCATCAAACAGGAAACCTGGATTCGATTTTGTAACGGCTGAACACATTCTTTTGAACATTGGCTGCGCTTTTTCTTTGTAGCTTCTAAACAATCTTCCGCCCCAGAACTTAAGGTTCTCATTCATCTGCTTGTAATAATCTTTGAATTCGCCTTCTGCAATATCGAACTCCATATATAGGTATTCTTTTTCAGGCTTGTCCTCAACGTTGGTATAGCGGCATACATAGCCGCCGGCTACTAATTTGGGAAATTCTCCTGCTTCCTGCACATTTGTCATGTCAATCTTTTTCATCTTTTTAAATCTCCTTTTCTGTTATAAATATTGCAAAGCTCTTTAGCTTCTGCTTTACTACTACATCTTCGGTATTCTTCGATTTGACCGCTTATGCATAAATCATGCATATCTTGCGAATATGCGTTAATCCTGTATGCTATTCCATTCAATATAAACACGTACAAAAATATTCTATTCTTCACTGCCACTCTCCAATCCCCAGTAGTTTCGAATAGCATTATCAACGAGTTTTAAGTCATTAGGAATCTTCAACTCAAACATACCTTCTGGTGATTTCGCTGTTGTATATCCATCACTTTGAGTTACAAAATAATGCTCCTGTCCTTCAACTGAGGTCAGAAGGACAATGTCAAAGCACCCTTCAACTGTTAATTGCTGATCCAGCATCTTGCCTATGGTCTTTGCTTTAATCTTTCCGGAATCCAAATCCATTTCTGTGTGATGAAGAAAATATACAATTACATCATCCGGCAACTTGTGATTGATGAAATGAATAAGGTTTCTAAAATTCAGCGCCATATCTGTGAACTTTCCATATCCAGTGTCCTTTGCTCTGTCGAACATCTCATTAACTAGCAAATATTGACTATCGTCAATTACATATGTTTTAAGGCTTGGATTTGCTAATACTTGATTGATGGTTTTGTACGTTGCGTGTTTGGCTACTTTGAAGTCCTTTTTAAATGGCAGCCTGTTCTTTTCTACTGAAAAAATTCCGACCTCATCTACATCGAAATTTTTAATGGAATACGTTTTTCCGCTCCCTGTTTCTCCTAAAATTAATACCGGTACTCCCACTATTCTTCCTCCTTGTCATATACGATTCTATCTAGTGATTCCAATATGATTTTTGAAGCAATCTGCGTCATAGATAATGTTGATTCGTTATATATTTCCACGACTGCATTGTAAGCTTCCTTTGTTACTTTTATTGGAATACTACCTCCTTGTACGGTTGCTTTCTTCCGTTTTGCCGGAATATGTATTTTCCCGTCTGACATTGCTACCTCCTATCCGACTGTCCAAAATGGCAGTCCCATAATCATTTCAGCTCATTTGATAGAAATACTCTGTCCTTCTATAATCTCTGCTCCTGCAATGACAGCTCCATCCTTTATTGCATTTTTAATCGCCGTCTTATCAGGTGTAGGATCTGAGAATTTAAGATACTGCTCTGGAAGTTTCGTCATATCAGTAATATTGACACTGGATGTTTTTCTGAATGAAATAGCAACTTTTTCCGTGGAAAACTTCTGTCCTGCCAAATAATCAGATAAGTACTTTTTGAGCGATTCTGCCTTGTTCTCAGCTGCTTTCTGTCTGTCAGCAAACGCCTGTTTCTGCGCTTTTAGTGCTTCTGCATCTGCTGTGAGATTCTTAATCCAGCAAGCGATATTCTCAATCTTGGCATCGCGGTCCATCTGCAGCTCGTCCAACTTGGCTGAATCAATAATCTCGCCTGTCTCCATGTCTACGCACTTCATAATCTCTTCATCAATCTGAAATAAGTTCATATTCTTCTCTCTCCTGTTCTAATCTTTCATATTCTCGTTGCATCCGCTTATTATGCCTGTGCAATCTTTCCAATTCTGCTTCGTATTCGTCAAAATCCGGTCTATCCGGCACAATTTCATACATTGTCGTTACCTCTGTCAATCTCATGCTCATGTAACTGATATTCTCCTGGCAGGATAAACGTATTAAATTCTGTGTCTTTATAACTGAATCTAAGTTCAATCATTCCGCTATCAGTTATGTCTCCAGACTGCACGCTCGCATTTACTTCGTTTGAGACTTCGAAAAAATCTTCCGTCTGATAGATTAATACCGGGCAATCAGCTCCAAACGCGTTGTACATTCCAAGATTGTCCTGCATGGCAATTAATTGACTTCTCATTTCAAGCATCCTATCAATTGCCTGAATCTTCATTTCCATATTGCATTTCATTTGCTTTTTCCTCTCTTTCCTGCTAAAATAGAGATAGAAATACTATGTATTTCCACTCAGATAGCACCTGTGCCGGCAAAAGCATATGGGTGCTATTTTTTTGTCTCGGTGACAGTAACGATTGTTCCGGCTTCATTTCCATTAACTTGAAAATTAAAGCCATTCTCCGTAGCCTCTGCTACGTTCCCTGCAAGGTACAAGCCAACTCGAATCAGTGCCGAGAAATCCGTCAGCGTTGTCCTATTCTTAACCTTAATTACTCCCAAACGTTTTCACCCCTTCCCATTAATTATCTGAGCGTAAACCTTCCGACGCCCCCATTCCCAACACGCATCCTCGTCGCTCATGAAAATGTCAACCGTCTCTCCGCGACGAATATCTCCGTCAATGCCATATCCTGTATCAGTAACCTCATACATTCCAATGAAGTCTCCAATGGTACCATCTGCATCAACCTCGTACAGCATTGCTACGCATCCAATCCACTCTCTTGCTCCCGCAATGGTTAGCCCATCTACCGTCGGCTTTCCGCTTGCCGTGATACCATCGTCACAATAAGCAGTGCACTCAACAATAAATGGTTCAGTATCAATTCTCTGCTCCGGCGAAACTGCGCTACCAGATGCGCTTACTGATTGAATGAGGATGATTCCTGCAATGGTTGCGGAAAATACCAACATGCTTAACTTCTTCACTGCTTATCCTCCTACTCCGGTACATCTTTTAAATCAAATGAGATTTTTATACCGGCCACATCGCACAGGGTATACAAATCTGATAATCTGATTAGTTCCGGGTGTAACAAATAATTACTCACAGTTCGCTCCACCATTCCTGTTTTTGCGCTTACATCCTTCGGCTTAAGGCTGTGCTGACGAAGTCCGGCTGAAAGCATTCCACCGACATAGTCATATCTTTTTTGGTTCTTGTTCTCACATAAATTGGTTCTTGGCATTTAATCACTCCTTTCTCATGTTGATTCTTCTGTGCTGAATAAGTAACAAAACTTCCTTTGTCTCTCTATCTGTGGTACAATCTCCTTACAGGACGTTGCCGCGCCCGAGTATGAATGAAAGGAGCCTTTATTAATGAAACTTACCAAAGAAGAAATAGACGCCATTAATTATGCTTGTTTAGATGATTCAACTAAAATTATTGGATATCTTGAAAAATCAAATAAAACCCAGAAAAAATATAATATTTTAGTTCTGTTTTTTACCATCATTGGCGCTACTGGTTCCATTATTGCTGCCATTACCGGCATCATTTTGCTTTTCCATTAACATCTTTAGCATTCGGTAAATGTCTATGAGGAATAGCAGGCATACGTTCTTTTGCTTGTCTGCTACTTTCTCTATTTCATTTAGTCCTTCATCTGTAAGATGCACTTTACTCATCTCCTTTCTATATTGATTCTTCTGTGCTGAATAGGTAATTAACACATTTTTGAATACTTGAATAATTATTTTGATAATGCTAATATAAAAATGTTACCCAACAGTTTCTTATTTGCCTATGGCAAGAAAGGAGTTAATAAGGGATAACATTCTTAATTTGTGCTTGTCTGCAAATATAGTGAAAGGTAGGTTTCTGCAAGGTACGTTACCCACGAAGAACTTTATGTTTTTGTAGGTCTTATCTTTGCAATACTGACTTACGCTAAGAAGTCTAAATAACATTTAGCTTCACAACCCATTTTTTATTTATGTAGACAAGCAATCACGCGGCTGGGAGCATCTCGCACATGCTTCCAGCTATTTTGTTTTCTCTGCATCCGGCATGCGCGGCTCTTTTTTAATAAATCTGTCAACTTTTACACCCAACGCATCGCAAATACTCGCATACTCTCCGACCTCGCATTTCCTCTTTCCTTGAAGAATCAAGCACAACTGAACCTCTGGAACACCAGACTTTTCAGATATTGCCTTTTGCTTTAAACCAGACTTATCTATAAAGTCTTTCAATTCCACAAAATCTAAAACCATTTTTCTTTTTTCACCTCCGTTCCATGTTTCTTGGAATAATTAAACTATATTCCACTTTTCATGGATTGTCAATAACGAATTTTAATTTTTTTGAAATTTTATTTTACAATTCCAAAATTCTGTAATATAATGAAATCAATCCAATAAGGGAGGATAACGATATGAATGAATACCTTGTTTCCCAATTAAAAAAAGGACGTTTAGATAAAGGATTAAAGCAAAGTGATGTTGCGAAAGAAACAGGAATAAAAAATACAACATTAAGTAATTACGAAAATGGCGTAACAGAGCCGGATATGGATACATTCTTAGCATTGTGTGAATTATACGAATTAGACTTCGTATCTTTAATGGAAGAAGCATATGGAATAAAAGTTCCTGGTAAGAATTTTCATATCAAACCATCACAGATGGAAATGCTGAAAAGATATGATGACCTAGACGACCACGGCAAAGTAATGGTTGATTTCACACTTGAAAATGAATATGAACGTTCTGTTGCCGAAAAGAAGAAAGCCGACAATGTTGTTCCAATGACGGTTAATGAGACTTCTAATTATGAAGTAAATGCCGCCCACGCTATTCCCAGTGCATCAGAGGAAGACCAGAAGCATGACGAAGATATTATGGATGATGAAAATTTCTAGGAGTTTACATGGCCGAAAGAATTATTCCCATAGGAAAATACCTCGAAGAATTTAATAATTATCTTCCATTTAATTTAAAACCAGATATTATTTACCGCTCCGTAGGATTAGAAAAACATATTCTAAAACGACATCCTGAATGCCTGCACTATGTTTCAATGATTCCTGATATTATAGCGAATCCTGATTATATCGGTGTCAATCCAAATGAATCCGATAAAAGTTTTGAATTGATAAAGATAATATCTGAAAATGTTCAAATAGGAATTAAATTAGATACCAGTGATAATTACCTTTATGTCGCTACTCTCCATACAATCACGGATTCTAAGTTACGACATAATATTGAAAACGGTCGAATTAAAAAATTTGACAAATAAATGTGTATACCCTATAATAAAGATACATAAATTAACTATTAACCAAATTGCAAAGGTCGGAAAGGCTCCCGACACACTCGCAAGAGTACCTGAGATGATGGATACGCCGCCCATCTTGTGATTTGGTGAACGTAAGGGTATAACCACATGGTTGTACCCTTTTTATATTTCAATTACAAAGAGATATTTGTTTGATTTGTGAGGTGTTTTTTTGACGTACGAAGAACTTTTAATCGAAGCAGATAATAATAACTTAATAACTAAAGAAAAGCCCCTTCGTGCAAACAAGGGACGCATCAAAGGAAACCGCATCGCTATAAAAAAGGATATGACAGAAACGGAAAAAAAGTGTGTTTTGGCAGAAGAGCTAGGACACCATTACACCGCTGTAGGAGATATTCTAGACCAATCTTCTGCCGCCAACCGCAAACAGGAAATGCACGGAAGAATACTCGCATATAACCGTCTTGTCGGCTTACGCGGAATAATTGACATATACAACCACCACTGCCAGAATCTTTCAGAAGCAGCGGAATATCTCGGAGTAACTGAGGGCTTTTTAAATGACGCGTTAAAGTACTACAAAAATAAGTATGGAACATACACAACATTGGATAATTATGTAATTATTTTCGAGCCTTCTATTGCTGTTATAGAATTGATATAAACCAATTTAAAGAAGGCTGTTTATGAAAAAATTATGTATTTCTTATCGTATGGACAGCATTATTAACATGAAAAATATCACCAAAATTACTATTATTATAAAATAATATATGAACATCAAGGAGGAAATAGTTATGGCACAAGCATCATGCCCGAAATGCGGGTCAACGAACATTACATTCCAGCGTGAACAGACCGGGAATATCGGTGCAGGAACAAACAAGGTTGTGATTGACAACAAGAAAGGTCACGGATGCCTATACTGGTTATTAATAGGCTGGTGGTGGTGGCTGATTGTTGGATGGTGGTGGAACCTCCTGTTCAAGCGCCATAGAAGCGGCATAAACGTGCATGCAGGAAAAACATTCAATCAGACAGTCGGAATCTGCCAAGAATGTGGAAACACATGGAAAGTTAAGTAAGCAAAGAAAAACCGCCCCACTCTACCAAAGCAGGACGGTTATGCAGCACTCCGAAAAGATACTGCCCTGAACAAGCATATTGTATCATTCGGAGCGCAGAAAATCAAGAACTGCGCTATTTTTGCGCCCATTTTTAAGGAGGATGATACGATGGCACGTAAGAAAAAAGGTGAATTACCATCCGGAAACATTCGCCGGCAAATCTACAACGGAATGAAGCAGAAAACTGATAAACATGGTAATCCAATGTTTGACGAGAACGGAAAACCTATCATGATTCGTGATTACATATCCGTAACAGCTACATCAACAAAGGAAGCCGAAAAGGAAAAAGCTATAGCAGTCATAGAGAAAAAAGGAAAGCAAAAGCCTCTTGATGTTACTCTTCGAGAAGCTATAGACAATTACATTGCAGCATCGGATTCTGTTCTTTCTCCAACAACAATCTCTGGGTACAGGACAATTCAAAACTATGGTTTCCGTATGATTATAGACATGAAACTTTCAGACATATCAGAAGATGTTTTAAAGAAAGCCGTAAACGCGGAATCTGCACGAAAAACTCGTAGAGGCACAGTTATATCACCTAAGACTGTTTCAAACGAATATGGTTTAATCAGAGCTGTTCTTACGGCAAATAAAGTAATAATTAACGCTAACATAAATCTTCCACAAAAGACAAAACGATTCAATGAGCTATCATCTCCAGATGTTATTTTCAACATGGTAAAAGGAACTGAAATAGAGCTACCTGTTCTTTTGGCAATGTGGCTGTCATTTTCTATGTCAGAAATCAAGGGTCTTACAAAATCACAATCTATCTCTGCTGACGGAAATTATATTATGATAAAAGAAGTCCAAGTACGTGTTGGTAAAAAGGACATAAGAAAAAAACAAGGAAAAAAAGAAACAAGGAACCGGAAACTTCGCATTCCTGAATACATAAAGGAACTTATAGATAATGTAGAAACAGATCAGCTTGTCACACTTTCTGGTTCCGCGATTTATGACCGTTTTACAAGAATGCTTAGCAAAAACGGATTACCACACATGACATTTCACGATTTACGACATGTAAATGCTTCTGTAATGGCAATTCTTCATATACCGGATAAATACGCACAAGAACGAGGCGGATGGTCAACAGATAGAGTTATGAAAGAAACTTACACTCAGACATTCTCAAAAGAGCGTATAGCTGTTGATGATACAATAGACGCATATTTTTCAGAAACACTTTTTGGTGAGAGTACGAATTTAGAAAAATATCGTATGTTCTTATCACTATTTAGTTTAGAGGAAAATTCGGAAAATAAAAAACTGTTCTGTGATTTTGAAGAATTGTTAAGTGAATATTCTGTAGAGGATATCATAAATGCAACACGAAATGCAACACGGAAATAAAAAAAGTGCCGATTTTACGGCACTTATAAAGAGCTGCTGACGGGAATCGGACCCGCCTAAGCAAATTTCTAAAATATGCTATTTTACAAGAAAATGCTGATTTTTCAACATTCTCTATCATTTTTTTATGCATATTATGTTGCTAAAATACTTAAAAAGTACATGAAATGCAACACGATGCAACACGAAATGCAACACGGAATGAAGAAAGCCCAGCGCGTGGCTGGGCATGTACTATTCAATACTATCGTATTCTTCATATTCTGTATTGTTCTCATATATTGAATGTGTAATCTTTTCTTCTCCGGAAAACCAATCACACTTATATGCTATGGAAGAAAAAATAATCATTAAGGTAAGCAATGTTTCTGGAACAACAATGTACCACCAATTACGTTTGTGCTGACCTTGAATATTTCTGATAAAATCCAACAAAAGCCATATCATTGCAATAAAAACAATCCCGACTAATGATGCTACAATCACAGTTCTGTATATTGAAGCTTTATATATGTTATCAAGAACTGAATTCGAAAATGCCATTCCTGCTGTAAACGACAATACAATAGATGCAAATATGCCTAAAATTGATATGTAACTCTTTTGCATATCTTTAATATCCGGTATTGTATCTTCTAGTTTTTTGTATTTTTTCTCTATATCAGATACAAGTCCGTCCATTCTTCGCTGCTCTATTTTATTCTTATTACCAGTCTCCCTTAATGCAGTTAATCGAGCGATATCTAAATTCACGTGATCATATAATTTAAAAATTTCATCTGCTATATTAATTGCATTACCATCTTCATCCATATTCTGATCCGGTTCGTAATTTTTCATTATTATGTCAAGATTTTGGCCTAAAATTTCCAAGTCTCCAATAGACTGGTCTTTATCAATTAAAGATAATGCAGCATATATATCAGAATAAAAATGTCGAAACTTTTCATCTTTATTGTAGTAATAAATATGTTCAAGTCTCTTATATATCTCGCTTTTCTCTCTGTTAGTTTTTAGTGCAATCTGAGATTTTGACAAATCAAAAAGAAGTGACCTGAGCTCATATCTCCTATTTTCTATATCTTTCTTGTCCACTATACTATCCTCGACTCAAAATCATTTCATTTGAAATAACATCATGATTTCCAAATCCATCTCTATATATCATATCCCATGCTCCACCTGGACGGTGCGTGTCTTCTACTAAATCCCACGGATTTTTTGTTCTCTTATCTTCAACAATGCTGTCGACAATCCTTCTAAATTCATCCAACATATGGATTACGCTATCATATATTACATTAATAGGTAATGAACCAAACCCGCAAAAATAATAATATGATTCTGGACATACCGGTCCAAACTGCCATGCCTCGATAGCATCATCAATAAACTCTATGTTTCTTCTTAAAAAATCCTTTTGGATATAATATAATATCTTTTGCAGCTGCAAATTGCTAATTGGGTGCCCATCTCTGGTGCACTTATCAACAATATACTTTGAAACTTCTAATGCACTATACATAAGCATTCCCCTTTCTAATCACACGTATAAAAAAACGATGCCTCTTACATATTCTATGTCGGAAACACCTGTTCTGTGATTAAAGTATAACACATTTTGCCGCTTGTAAACAACTTTCTATACAAAAATACGCACACACAGCACACAAAAAACCGGCAGGATTTCTCCCGCCGGCTTATCAATCATTTAATCATTCAACATGCAATTTCTCGTTGCAGGGCCAACTTTTCCATCCTGTGTCAATCCGTGCGCTTTCTGGTAAGAAATGACTGCATTCTTGGTGTCGTTTCCGAAGAATCCGTCTGCCTTAATGCCAAGCTCAGTCTGTAGCCACCTCACATCATTACCGAACATCATTGGTGTCTTACGATATAGAACTCTTGTCGGAACCGGATATGGATTGCCGGTTACCTGCTGAACATTCTTTCCACTCTCAAGCACCATAACTGTATGATGCCCTGGTCTGACAAGAATGTCTCCGCGCCTTAAGTACTTATCACTTGTCAAATACTTGCTGTCCGTTAGTACATCGTATTTGCCGGATTCAGAGAATTTATTACGCATTGTACTTGTTGTTGCGCCGTTGCCAGAATAAGGAATACATGCGCCACCTGCAAGAGCACACACATGCATAAATGAAGAACAATCGCATTCACATGGAGTTGTAATCTTTGATAAGTCATATCCGACTTTCTGCGCCTGTGCATACAATGTGTTTCTCTGGTTCTGGTCGTATCCGATATTATTATTTGCGCATCCTTTCTCACAGGCCTGCGCGGACTTCTCCGCCAGTAAAGCATCCCTTGGTCTTAACACAAATCCCCATGAGCCGTTGTACCATGTTCGTGTGCATACCTCACTTCCGGTCTGGTCGCCGGCAGAACCGCCTTTAATTTTCTTACGCTCATCCAATGAAGCATGTCCGATTTTTATTGCCATGATTATTCCTCACTTTCTTTTTTATCATCTCGCAACTGCAATAGCACATCTTTCAATTTGTCTGGCACTGGAATAAACATTGCCGCATTCTCTAACAGGCTTAATGCTTCGTTGCAGATATAGAACATAATAACGATTTCCCGAAGCGCAACCGCATCGTTCAATAGTGTCTGAATCGAAAATGCTACCGCAATCACGATAAACATTACAATCTTTTTTAACAGGCCCTTATAGCCGATGTCTGAGCTCAAGGTTTTTGTATAGAGTCCCTTGATAAGTCCCGTCACGTAATCCATTACCGCCAATAATACAATCGTTTTTAAAAGCATGTCCCACCCTCCAAGCAATCTAGCGATATACCCGCCAATAAGTCCTACAATGATGCTGATGTGATTAAAATATTTCATATGTTTTTCCTCTCTTTCTGCCTTTCTGCTGTAAATTATGCAAAAGAGCCGGACACACAACCAAAAGGTCATGCATTCGGCTCAATGGCTCTACGATATTCCATTTTTTATTGCGCTCCAACTGCTTCTCTTAACTCTTCAACCTCTGCATCGGTCAATTTTGGATAATCCGCAATGATTTCGTCAAACGTTTCACCGGCTGCCATTCTCTTTTTGATAACTCTAATCATTAGATTTTTCTGCGATGTTGTCATTTGTTATACCTCCCCAAACATAATCTCTGCTATAAGTTCGTCCTGTTCTTCTTGCGTTGTTTCCAATTGTTCAATACGCTGTTCTGTGCTGGACTTGATGACCATAAATACAGTTACAATTCCATCACTGTCAACTGTTGCACTAGAAAAATACAAATTGTCGTATACTCCGTACACTTCCTTATCATCTCCGGACACTGTCAACTCTGTTACCTGTTTAAATGATGCTGCAATCTCTGATACATCACCATTAATTGTAAAGCTAATTCCGTTTGTGGATGTTGACACTGTTGGGCACTCGTATTCGGTGCCATTTGCTGTGATATATTCCATAAATATCACTCCTCCTTTTTCTTGATTTTAATAAATAAAAAAGCCAATAGATTGTTTTATCTATTAGCCTTAAGTATTAATATTTTATTGCTTTCCTTTCTCGTTAACCACGGATTTAACGTGGGAAAAACTCGGAAGATACACAGGTAGAGAATCGTTTCAAATTCCGACAAACTGCAAAGAAATAAATATCAGAGTATTTTATTCTACAGTCGGATATGTATCAAAAGTCTTTCAAGTCCATGAGTTTAATAAAATGTCTTCAGCATATATTCACGTACTAGCTGGTTGGTATTATATAGCCGATGATCACGGTTTGGTAAATATTACTAACCAAAATGATTCAATATGGTTAAGAAATTATTTCTATGGTGGTAATGACGTAACTGATAGCTGTACAGTTGATGTTTGGTACAGATAATAGCTATGATTCGTAGTAATATACAACAATTCCTACTTGTTTATTAGCATAAATATTGCCACTGGCATCTTTACAATTTAAAAACCATTTTTGCTGAGAGCAAGATGCAAACGGAGAGATTATTATATTTAAGCCACTATCCCAACCAACTCTTGCTAAAAGAACATGTGCGGTTTTATCTAAATCTGTAATTATGTTTCCGCTGTCTGAAGTAGTTCCTGTAACAACTATTGTTTTGATTTGGTTTTTTAATTTTAAATCCGTGGTTAACGACGAAATTTGATTCGCCAACGTTCCCTCAATGCTTGCATTTTTCTCTTTGGCTGGCAATGCCAACCCTTCACTATCTGTTACCGCAGAGCTGTCAGAAAGTTTTACATGACCTAGTGTGCTCGTAGTTGCTTTAGTTGTAATGTGGCTAATAAAGTCCTTAATAGCCTTTGCAATCTTGCCAAATGCTGCACTCAATTTCTCTCCACTTGTAAGTTCTTCGTTCTCTGATGCTTCTTCAAAATCTACTGTCATTGAGCTTGCATCGCCATCGCTCGTTGGGCGTTTTTCAAGTTCCTCATCAATAATATCCATGTTATTGTTTTGCACATCGATATCATAAAACTCGCCTTTGTCTGGCTTACCCAAACCGTATTTTTCTGTAGTTTCCAATAAAATCACTCCTTTGCTCTTTTAATACTACGGAATCACATCTTCTCTTAACTGCTTATGTGTGTATTGAGCCAACTGCTCATGTGTATAGGAACCGAGTATTGAATGTGTATTGAATAGTGTCACTTTCGTTACGAGATTTGCCGGTATCATACTGTCCAATAATTCGCGGACCGCCTCGACATTGTGCTCGTTTGACAATGCTAATTTAACAGTCAACGTGTAGTTATCTGTATCAAGGTTTATAGAATAGCCATCATCACCGCATAATGCCGACAATGCTCTTTTCAACGTATCTATCGTATACGGTAGCTGACATTTCAGTTTTGCCAAAATGTTAAACTTCCGCTCGTCTAGCGTATATATTGCCTTTGGCGTGATACTTAAAATAGATTCCCATCGCTTTACACCATTTTCTGTTGCATCAACAACGAACTGGTCATTCATGACATTTTCTGCATCAGTCCAATCTTTCACAACACTGACCTGTTCAGCATCCATGATTGCCTTGATTTCAGCATAGTCCTGAATGAATAATGGAAGATAGTCAATCAATTTACGTTCCATCAGACACATCACCCCTTACTGGTATCTCATATTCACCAAGCTGTATATTTCCTGTTGCATCATTTAGCACCGTATTCTGAACATCAAGAACACCAGCGCACGCAAGAATCTTTTGCTCAATTCCACTGATACGCACAACTAAGTTGGTTTTGTCATCCCATGATTCAGCCAGTGACAAGAAATATTCATCAATAGCTGATTCTATATACTGACCAGCAGATGGCCAATCCCATCCATCCTGATATGTAATATCTGTCGCAATATTGATGGTTGTTCCGATTACACAATCGACTGTTACAACATGACCGATAGGTGCTATTGATTCCATTTCTGCCTGTACATTTTCAATCAATGTACTTGATGGTATAGAGTAGTCAGATGCAATGATTGTCAGCTTTACGGTTCCACCGCCATTCCAAACAGGTGTTACCTTGACACCACCAACACCATCAATGGCTTTTGTTTTGGCTTCGTAGTCCGCTACATTTCCGCCAAACGCCTGACTAGAGATACTATCGAAGTATCTTTCACGCAAGCTATCATCTGATTCAGCATCCTCACCAGGTATCAGTATTTCTGTAATTGATGCTGTTTCCAGTCCGCTGATATAGTTAATAGGTATTAGCTGGCCTGATACTGCATTTGGTGCATCGCCACTTGTTTCACATGTCAGTTGATAAATACCTGCGACATCGGTTTCTTCCGTGACCGTATAGTTGTAATTTCCACAACTAAATCGCTGCCCAATGACATCAATTGTTGTAGGAGCAAATTCACCTTGAACAACCGCGTATGTTGCCGCTGTCCTGTTGATTCCACGTTCAGCGCATCTTTTCTCAAGATACTCATCCGTTGCGGTATCGGCAAAAGTCTGATTCAGTACCACATCAAGCTCAATATACAACTGCGCAAGTTCAGCAGCCGCAGGAGCAAGTGCATCGTAAATAATTGAGCCTTCTCTTTTGTCAAATGTATCTGGTACTCTGTCCAGCATCTGTTGCATAATGACATCGTATGTCATTGATTCGTACATATTAATATGCCACCCCCTTTTCAGTTTCCACATCACCAAAAATGGTGTGCACAACAAATGTACACACCACCTCATGTTTCTTATCTGTATTAAATTCAAAATCACTCACAGATTCAATGCGTTCATCTTGTGTAAGCGCTTCTGTTATTCTTCTTTCCAACTCCGCGCATACATATGAAACAGGTTCACCAAATAGGTCACGCAATTCAATCCCGTAATTCCATGAATAAATGGCGTACATGTACCGTTCTGTATTCAGAATCTTATAAATAACCTGCACCATTGCATTCAGACTGTCGCATGTACCATTGATGACATCATCTTGTATGTACATTTTATAATTCTTGGAAGGTTGCGTTGTCACTTCCAAGTCAGTTGTCAATAAATTATTCACACTTGGTATCATAATCAACCCACCTTATCAATAATGATGTATTTCTGACCGCCCTGCTGCCTTAATAAGACCACTTCATCACCTTTAACTAATGAATTATGCACTTTCATTTTTTTCTTTCCTGTGAGGTCATGTGTGTGCATTTCGGCTTGTTCAGTTTCCCAGTCAACTGTTACTGACACCTCATAATCAGTCACACTTCTTGTTATCACAAGCTGTGCAGAACCAAGTGTCATTTTCTGGTCAACTAGGACCTGAAGCGGTGATGCACTTGTAACTTTACCGAAACAAATATTAACAGGACCGCCCGCTTCAGCAGCTTCAACTCCTGCTTGTTTTATAGCCTTTAACAATTCACTGTAATCAGGCAATAAACTCACCGCCTTTCAACGTAAGATTCATTGTGTGCTCGTTCTCCTTAAATGTATGCTTGCACGTTTCAACAAGCATGTAATTCTGCAATTTCACATCACCTAAGTCCATGATGACACCAACAATTGAACCTGCACGGACTCTGCAATCACCAAAAGCATCCTTGATGGTCAACTTCCTTGTTTTTTGATTATACAAACTCAAAAGCGCATCAGCCTTTGCCTGTCCGTTCTCTCCTTCAGACAAGGAATCATAATATTGAAGTATTCCCCATTCATTCATGTTATTGGAATCCTGTGCGATGTATACGTCTCTTTTACCTGTTTCCTCGTTGTCATAAATCAGCTTGATTCTGTTATACGTCTGCTCATCGATACTGGACTGATAATCAAAATTTTGACCTGTTTCTTCATCAATCAGAACATTCACAGCCATATTATCAATGCCCTTAAGCGTGAGTTTACCAAAATCATCATACATGACATACATGTATTTCATGTTTGTCAGTGTCAGATCAAGCGCATTCTGGATGATGTCAAACAGTGTCTGACTATCTTCCACCCTTGAAGCAATAATATATTCAGAATCCTCTATACTACCTGTTTGCATTCCGAAATCATCGCAAATCATTTGAATTACTTCACTCGCTTTTTTGTTTTCGTAGACGTATGTTTCCTTATTCTTAAGGTATCTTAACTGGTCGTATGCAGTTACTGTGATAATTCTATCCTTGTCCATCTTCTTACTAAAAATGAATCCATAAAAGATGTTGTTATCATCCCATCTGAATCTGACAGCATTTCCCTCTGTAATATCCAGTTTATCATCAAGATGAACTTTGAACGTCAACTTTCCAGGTGCCCCCGCGCGCTCTGTTGTCCACTCTATACCTTCCTGAACAACAGGGATGAATACCTTCTGACCATTCTGTATTAACAATTCAGCTGACATAGCATTCACCTCTTTCTTTTATTGCGCCGGTAGCGTGAAAACCTGATTTGGATATATCAAGTTTGGATTACCACCAATCACTGACTTGTTCAGATTGTATATTTCACCCCACCGTGATCCATTACCAAGCTGTGATGCTGCAATCTTCCACAAGCTATCACCGGACCGCACCGTATATGTTCCACCAGATGGTGCGTTGTTACTTGTTGCCCTTGGTTTGTTGACGGATGCTTTTGGCTTTGTACCTGCAAAAGTGATGTTGCAGGTCTTTGTTCCATAATCACGATATTGCTTCAATTTGATACTGACTGTTGTATCAAACCCATTGTCTGCATTTTCATTGATATGGTAATCTTCAAGACTGACCTTCATGTTTGTACCATACAATGACTTACCATTTGGTAACTGCCTTGTCACGATGAACTGGAATGTTTCTTTGTTCTGCTTCATTTCCTTTAATCTTTCAAGGTAATATTCAGCAGGCTTGAATCCATCCTTGTATCTACCAAAACCATGATCTACATTTGGCAGTAAGATTTCAAAGTCAATATCTGTCAATTCAGGCGATTTCAGCACATTAATTTCTCCCTCATTGATTAACGTATATGTTTTGTTCGCATTGCCAATTTTTAGTTGCAACTTTGAAGGCGCAACTGGTAACAATACTTTTCCTAAATAAAAGTCATATGCCATTACTAATGCACCCCTTCCGCTGCTTGTTCCATAGCTTCTTGCACACCTGCTGTCAGCTGACTAATAACTCCATCAATATCCATGCCATTGCTTATTGTATTGTTGTTCTGCATGTCAACTTTAATTTCCGCAGTTGTAAATCTATTCACAACATCGCGCTCAGCCACATCACGCAAGTATTTCAGATTTTCGTCCGAAATATCAACAGAATCCTTTAAATCTGATGTATCACCGGCAATTGACTCAAGACTTGATGCTACAGAATTTGCATCTGTTGTAGTATAAGCCGAATCAATAGAGGATGTATCAAGTGATGCAGTAAGTCCAGACAGACCTGATGTTATCTTATCTTCAACACCACTGCCGAAATCATATCCTGCATTAGCCCAAGAAGCAGCATCCACATAGTCCATCTTACCAATATATTCAGTCCATCCTGATTCATCTTTTACAGCTTGCTGTGCCTGCTCCAACCCTGCATAGAAATTATCAAGACCGCTTGTAATATCAACCGTCACACCCGGTATCTTATTGATGACAGTTTCAATGGCAGATGCCATGCTTGATATATATCCAATGACAGTGAGCGCCATATCGTAGAAAAGTACCTGAATCGCTGCAATCGGATTATTGAATACATTTCCAAGAAAATTTACAAATGACGCAAATCTATTCTGTACCGGAACAACAAACGTATTTACTATATTTGCCGCCAAGAAAGCAAATGCACCAGCTATAATTCCTGTTGCTGAATATGTAGAACCTGTCATCTTGTTGACTGCGGCCACAATCGCATAAATAGCCGCAATTAAAGCAATAATTGCAACAATAATCCATGTGATAGGACATGCTAACAATGCAGCATTTAACCCACTTTGAGCCGCTGTTTGCGTGAAAGTAGCAATTGACCATGCGGTGGTTGCCATAGTGTGAATACCTGTTGCAATTGCAGCACTAAGTTGTATTGCTTTACAAATCAACAATGCAGTTGTGTATGTTCCGACTAACGCAATAACTCCCAAGAGAATCGGCTGAATAACTGACCAGTTATCTTCTAAAAAGCCTATTCCACTATTTAGCAGTTCTATCCCATATGTAAGTATTGGCAGCGCACTAGACGCAAGCGTTCCAGTAAATGACTGCCAATTCTGCTCTAATAGCCTTGTTTGGTTAGCATAACTATCTGATGTTCTCGCAAAATCTCCTTGCGCGTCTCCGGTTACAGATAGCAGATAATTGTATCTTAACAATGTCTGCGATGCTTGATCCATATCGCTGTATGCAGTTTCTATCCCTTGGCTTAATGCATATGCTTCTAGATTTGCTACTGACATATTAATACCAAGTTGTTTCAATGGCTCCGTCTCACCCGAGAGACCAGAACGAATTTTTGCAAACGCTTCATCCGTTTCTAAGTTATAGAACGATGCCATATCACCAGCTAACTGTGCTACATTCATTGACATTTCTTCTACAGCACTTCCGGCAAGACCGGATGATTTTAACATCGCTCCCATCGTTCCCGCATACTGCTTGGCTGATAACTCATTAATTCCAAACGCTTCGGATGTTGTGGTTGCCCATTCATCAATAATCGCCGATGAATCTCCAAACGCGACATCTACAACGTTTTGCACCTCTGCCAAATCTGAAGCGTATTCTATTGCATCTTTGACAACAGAACCAATACCAATTGCCGCAACAACGCCGGCAATCTTGGTAAATGCACTCTCAAGACCGCTTGCTGCAGATGTATTCCTTTTGGTTTGCTCTTCCATTTGCTCTAGTCGGTTATTCGCATTTACAAGGTCGGATTCTAACTGTTGAATGCGCTGTTCATAGCTATAAACTTCCTGCGCCATAGCTTGAACGCCTGATGCATTGAATGCTGTTTCCGACACAATATCAACACCAGCAAATGCCGATGTCGTGCTATATAGTGCAGCTGTTATTCTATTCAGTGTTCCAGACACCCTATCAGTAACTTCAACCGCAGTACTGATTGCCATGAATATCACCAACTTTCCATAAAATAAAAAGGAAGAACCAAGTTAATGATTCTTCCTAGACTTTCTTTCAATTTCTTTCGCCTGTTTCTTTTCTGATTCAATTCTCAAATCAATAGACGCTATAACGAACGCCTTTTCTTCTGGTTCTAATCCTGCAAAAACAGATGGCAATATATGAAGTTTCTGCAATGCAAAGTGCGCATAACTGAATTCACTATCACCACCATTAATTAGTTTTTTGCTTCTTCCACCTTGTCGGCCAGAGTTTCATCCAAGCCATTGAAATTCTGAATGAACTCCGCAAAAGCATTATACTCTGTCGGGTCATCCACCATTTCCTTCAGCAAATCTTCAGGTGTCTTTACTCCATAGGAATCCTGAAGCTCTGCATTGTAAAGGTCAGGGAACACTATGCACGCAGAAATTAATTTAGCAAAATACATCTTACTATCTAATTTAGGCCTGAACATTCCAGGTTTCCCTGTTACTGGCACTTCTGTTGTGCATTCAGTTCTAATATCCTCTGCTTCTTTTGTTGTCAATGGCTTGATTTCCCATTCCAAAGGATTACCATTTTCATCGCACAGAGATTTTGTTGCTGCATAATGTGCATTTGTTTTGACCTTCTTGTTCTTTTTCAAAAATAAGCTTAAATTTCCCATATTATCGTACCTGCCTTTCGATAGTCTCCGAAAAAAGAAGGGATGGAAACAGCCGGAGGTAAACTGCTTGTCAGATACGTTTTCCTATCCATCCCCTGATTATTACATGTAATCCGGCTCTGTATACTTATCCGGTGATTCAAAGTCCATTGCATACGCTTCAATATCCTGCTCAATAAACTCACCGTCTGCATCAAACATAGATAAAAGGATGTCACCATCAATGATACAGTCCTTGTAAATTTTGGTATCTCTACCGCAAGAAGAAGCGCCGTCCTCGTTTGTTACCTGACACTCAAATCTTGGCAATTTTCCTGTATTTTTGTATGTCTCAATGAGGTCATCGAACATAGGAGAGCACTTATAAACTGTGAATGACAGCTTTACTTCGAGGCCGTTAGGCTTTTTCTGCGTAATAAGAGTGCCAAGCGTCTTTACGTCTGCAAGGCTTACAGATGCCTTTGCTTCAAAGTTCTTTGCATTCAGCATCGTGTATCTTCTGTTGTTAATTGTGCAATAGAACTCAGCCTCTCTTGCACTCTGAGCATCGTCTGCTTTAAACCATGTCTGTCCCATTTATATCACTCCTTCCCTATGAAATAATTGTTTTCATGTACAGTTTTGTCATTGTATTGACAACAGTGATTGCGGAATTCACGAGTACAGATTTTTTTGTATCGCCCTGTTCCACAGTGATGTCACCTGATTCGAAATCTTCAATTGCTTGAATATCATTCAAATCCTGATGAATTTTCACAATATCAGACCACAGGCTTGTTCTTCCAGATGCGTTGTTTGGAACTTTTCCAAGGTACTTAGAAGCAAACACGCTGGCAATTGATGTTGCAATATTATCAATCACCCTAACAGTCTGATTGTCCTTAAAGATTTCACCCTGATCATCAGTGGTTGTTACCATGCTGTTAATGTCCTCAAGTACATGCACCTCTGTGCCGACCTGATGCAAAGTAAATTCACCTGACTCAATTGCTGATTCAAGCTGTTTCTGCGTATAGACTGTATTTACATCGCACTCGCCATCATACTTCAAGTTAGTTGCTGATTTGTTCACCGCCGTTCCTGCAACAACACCTGTCACCCAAGGAACAATGTCAGCCTGATTCTTCACATTTACACATGCGATTGAATCTCCTGCATAACCATGCACAACAGCCTGAAGTTTGATACCCACCTCATCGCGCATACGCTTTGCAAAAGCAACGTATAGCGATTTAACAGCATCTTCCGTTCCAATATATCCGATTGCATTCACATCTGGATATGATTCAATCTTGTCAAGGAATGTCTGATGTGCAGATGTGTCTGATGTTCCATTTGTACCACCAGTTAATGACACACCTGCTGTCACAGCAAGTTCAGCATCGCTTACCCATGTTACATAATCATTTGTCACAAGTTCAGATGCCTTTGAAACTGTCTGTTCATCAACTTTTGTTGTACCAAGATATAAAGACACGATGAATTTTGATTCATCATCAACATCTGTCTGGATAATAACCTTCAGATCATTGCCTCTTGTACCACCATAAAGTGCTTTTGCATAAGTACATGATGCCTTTGTTCCACCGCTTGTCAATTTGTAAGCGTGCAGTGTGGTTGCGTGAAGGAATAATTCACGAATGTCTTTCAACTTCTCTGATGCATAGTCATAGCCGAAAATCTTAAGGCTGTTCTTCTTAAAATCCGATGCTTCAACAGTGATGATTTCATCTTCAGCACCCCAGTCCAGTTCTAATGCCATTGCTGCAACACCACGGTCTGATAATTCAGCACTTGCTGTTGCTCTTGAAATGAACTGGAAGTATGCACCTGGAAGTACTTTGTTCTGCGTAACGTATGTGCCGCCACCTAATGCCATAATTATTCACTCTTACCCTTTCCATAATGCTTAGAAATTAACTTGTCCACCTGTTCAATGGTGTACGTTTTACCATCCTGCAAATTTCCATTGAGGAAATCCACATGACACATATATTTCTTTGATTTCACAAGCTGTTCTTTGGTGAACACCTTCACAGCCTGTGTTGTTTCTTTCTTACTCGTTGCCATCTGTTTTCACCTCTAACTCTTCCATACTCGTTTCTGTCTTGGCTGCCAATAAGAAGGATGCATATGTCACCTGAAACTGAAGGACGCCATCAACAATCGCTCCATTCATGCCTGTTCCACGCAATCTTGATGTGCCAACATCAATAATGCTTAACAGGTCATACAGACTTTCCATAATAGCCAAACACTCCGCAATCGGTTCATCCTCTGATGACGGAAAATATCTGATGATGAATGGGTATGTCCTGTTGTGTCTGGCACCTGCATTCTTTTCATCTAAACCATTCAGGCATAAAACAGAAAAGCAATGTACTTTTAAACCTTGCTCAACCGATTCCGTGTATATCTTAAATGATTTGTCATATTCAGTTCTGATTGCGGCAATAATGCCATCAATAATGTTCTGTATCATTCAAACACATCCTTCATGAATTTATTCAACTTAGCCTGCAATATCTTGTTAGACATTTGGTTCAGTTCAGTTTCAGAAATGGTCAGCATGTGATGACCTTCAACCCACCCTTTGTGATTCTTGGTTCTGTGACCATATTCCACATAAGATGCATATTCCACCGGATTGGTGATGTCAATGTGATACTTATTACCAACCTTAGTGATATTCAGACTGTTTGCATACTGCGATGCGTTCTGGTTCTTTCCGGCTGTCCATCCCCTTCTAAGTGCACCACTGTCTGAAGGTGTGCGCTTGATGACCTTTGCAAGCAATCGTGCTGCAAGTTCCTTACAACATGCCTGAAGAAATTCTTCTTTCTGCTGTTCATTCAGCTTTTCAATCTTCTTCTGGAAAGCTGCAAGCTGCTTATAATCCGCGCTCATTATGACCACCTTTCAAACAATTTCAGAACTATTTCCTGATGTGTTGCGTACTTAGCAGATACCCCGGAATGTGCGTATTCGACTGAATCCACAACGATTTTTGAACCGGCTGGTATTTCTTCATCAGGACTAATAAAAAGCCTGATTTCCTGTGATACGCTTGCCACAGCATCGCCCTGTTCAGCTGAAGGAACACTGGAATATTGTACATGACAAGGTGCATCTTCCAAAATCGTTACATCACGGAATCCTGTCGCACCGTTTGGTTTCTCATATTCTTCATGAACAATAACTGTACAGGTACTGTCATACATGGTTTCAATTGCTTTTCTGACTTTTACCACTTGATTTGCCGATAGCATGCAAACTCACCCCTTCCACT